AACCTACACTACTCCCCCTTTGCTGCAATCCGATGACACGTACGGGAACTCCACCGGCATCCACGTCGGAAACTATTAGTGAACCATCATTAACACTATAAACGACAGCGTTGTTAAATACTCATTGCTTATCATTGTCCTTTACGACGTTGGTCGATTATTTTAAACATCCTGACCAGTTTAGACTAGCAACCCATTTTTCATGCACCTCCTTGAAACCAACGACAGGACTCAGCGCAGTCTCAAGCTTGGTAATGATGTTAACATCTTCAATATTGGCTTGTACCATCATTAATGACATAGCAATTAAAACTGGCCGTATATGTTCTACAGTTGAATGGGTACCAAATGCTTTCGAATCGATCAACAGCTGAGTGACCTTGTCATGTTCAGTTGTGTATGAGACGGGAACGACCATACCATCCTTCTCAGCCTGACTCCAAACTTTTTCAATATTACCTTCGTACATATCATAAGCCAAATCAGCAACACCCATCGAATCAGTAATGTCATCAAGAATCGGTGTGTAGGTGACGGAGCGTGCAGCAATGCGTAGCATCTTTTCACACTCGAGAAGACGATCAATTGGCTCAGTCGGGAGTCCAGCTCGTGTTGGACGTGACCGTTGGTCTTCCGCTTGACGTTTTGGTTTAGGAAGTGATTGAAGGCTAGGTGATTGGTTAGGTTGTTCGGGCTGCGCAAGTAGATTAACTGGTATGAAATCTTGCGTTTCATCAACCTCACGCTCGGCACGCACACGGTAAGTACCGTACGTTGTGATTTTCACAGGCATTGTTGACCAACTGAATAGCTGATAACTGTTCTTCATTCCAAGGCGTTGTTCTTGCCTATCTTCAACATTTTGGATAATTGGTCGTATACGTGGACGATCAGTGCCTAAAACATCCATGACATCGAAGGATTGGAAAAGGGTGCGAAGCTCAAAGCGACCGAGGACATACAGTGCTGTAACTTCCTTAATAAACTTTGACCCACCAGTTAACAAATAAACACCTGATAGAAACTGAAGATGTTGGATTGGGGCGCCATCAGTTAGACCAAGATTAGTTGTCATTGCTTGTAAAACATTCGTATTGTTAGGAAGTTGCTGATAAATTAATTTCATGTCGTTCATGAAATGTTCGAGTGTCTGATGTAATTGTTGAATAATAGGACGTGCCTGACCTGAGCGTAGAGATAGAACGTTGTTCTCAATCAGTTGAAGTGATGACGTATCTCCGGCGTTAGTTCGCGTCACAGTATAGGTAATCAAATTCACATCACGACTAATATCAAACCGGTATTCAATACCTTCACGGAAGTTATATCCCAGTAGTGTAACAAAGTTATTTGTATGTGCGAGTTGGTTAAGCATGGTGGTAGATCCGAATTGTCGGTGCATTACTTCCCCTTGTAGTAATGTGTCAACAGCGACAAGTGAGCGACGAGTAATTGATTGTTGGAGCGACATGGTGTGCGTGTAGAGTGATAGGTAGGAAATCAGAGCGAATTGCAACTTTCAGCCTTAGATCGGGAGAGTTTTATTT